CCATGGCGCCCTCGATGTCTTCTAGGCGGAGGATGTTCGCCACGAAGGCCTCGCGCCGGTCGCACACAAACCAGTGCTGCGGCTGGGCGTGGGCCAGGAGCTCGTTGTCCGAGGTCGGGGCCTCCTTCAGGAACTCGCCGATGGTCTCAAAGGGGAAGGGCTGGTTCCGGTCCCGGAACACCCGCACGGCATGAATGAAGGAGCTCACGGCGCGGTCGTAGGGGTGGCGGGTGATCACGATCCCGTTGGTGCCGATGGCCTCCCAGACCTCGGGGTTCGACTCCTTCCAGAGCCAGAGCGGGACGTGGGCCATGTCACGCACCCGGTCGGCGAATACCTGGTAGCCCTTGATGCTCTGCCCCTCAGGGATCTGCTCCTCCAGCTGGCAGCGCACGGTCGTCCCGGCGGCCTTGGGGTTGTGGACGAAAATGAATCCGGTCGGTGACAAGAACATCAGAAGGGGATCTCCTCTTCCCACTGGTCGCAAGCGCCGATCATGGCCGCGAAGTCCTCGGGCGGCTGCTGGTCAAAAATTGAACAGTGCCCGTCCTGGTCGTAGTGCTCGCAGGTGTGGCAGCACGCCGGCGCATGCCGGTGCTTCGCCTCGCGCCAATGCTTCACGTCTTCCGGTTCTGCAAATCTCAAGGCCAGGGCCTCCTCTCTGATCCAAGTGTTAGCCGCACGGCGACCGGCGTTCTCTCGCTTCACAGGGGCCGGCTCAGCGGCTTCTCCAGCCTCCCAGGCTTGGGCCCAGCCACGCATGAGCGCGCCGCGCACAGGGCCAGGGAAGCCGTCGACGATGATCTTCACATAGCGCTTGTCGTCACGATGCGACAGCAAGCTCTTCCAGGTCCGCATCCCAGATCCTCCGCTTCACCTCAAAGAACTTCCCGCTTTTCACGAACTCGATGCGCTGCGGGGGCTGGCTGCCATTCATCTCGACGCACAGATCGTCGAGGTCCTGGATCGCGCCCAGGTAGGCGCCCGAGCGCTCGGCGATCTGGGTCAGGAGGTTCCAGGCCTTGTCCCGGGCATAGCCGTCGTGGAGCACAGGCAGGTACTCGGTCACCGCCTGGTCGGAGAGGTTGGCGCCATAGTAGGACACCTTGACCATCTCCTTGCCCGAGGCCCTGCTGATGTGCCGGCGCCAGACCCAGCCGCGCAGCTTCCGCTGCTTGCGCCCGGTGCCCATGATGTCCTCGTCGCCTAGGGCCCAGTTCGGATCCTTCTCCTCGCGCTCTTTCACCGGGAACTCGTAGCCGCAGGCCGGGCAGGCCTTGCTGGCCGCGCCCATGATCTCGTCGCACTCTGGGCAGGTCTTCGTGGGCTTCCCGCCGCCGCCCTTCTTGTTCGGCTGCACGGCGGTGATGGGCCCGTGGTTGGCCACGTTGCCGGCGAAGTCCAGGACCAGGCAATCGTCCTTGTCATCGGCCACGCGCATGCCTCGGCCCACCATTTGGACGTAGAGCGTAGGGCTCATGGTCGGCCGCAGGAGGGCCACGAGGTCGACCCCGGGGGCGTCGAAGCCGGTGGTCAGAACGTTGGCGTTGGTCACGAAGCGCAGCTCGCCGGAGCGGAAAAGCTTGATGATCCTGGCGCGGGTCTCCGGCGGGGTGGTGCCGACGATCGTGCCCACGCGCTGCCCGAGCTCGTTGAACATGTCAGCCACGGCGTGGGCATGCTCGACGCCCGAGCAGAAGACGATGACCGACTTGCGCCCCGTAGCGTCGGCGATCCGGAGGATCTCGCGCACGGCCTCGTAATTGTTGAGGTCGGTGTTGACCCGGGCCTCCAGCTCCTTGGCGTTGTATTCCCCGGCGGTCTTCTTTACCCCGGTGACGTCGAGCTTGAGCTCGGTGGCCTTGCTCCGGAGCGGCGCCAGGTACCCATCATGGACCAAGCCCTCGATGGTGGTCGGCCGGAGGATGTCGTGGAACAAAGCGTGCTTGCCCTCGGTTAAGTAGCCCTGGCCCAGGCGGTAGGGCGTGGCCGTGAGCCCGATGACGCGCAGGGCCGGGTTGATCTCAGTGAGGTCGGCCAGGAGCTTTCTGTATCCACCCCTGGGGTCGTTGTTCGCCAAATGACATTCGTCGATTATGGCGAGATTGGTGTGCCCGAGCTCAGCCGCACGATTGCGCACAGACTGGATCCCGGCGAAGGTGATGGCATTGATATCCCGCTGCTTCAGCCCGGCGCTGTAGATGCCCATGGGTGCCTCGGGCCAGACCAAGCGCAGCTTCTCGGCGTTCTGCTCGATGAGCTCCTGCTGGTGCGTGAGCATGAGCACCCGGGTCTCGGGCCAGTTGTCGAGCGCGTCCTGGCACAGCTTGGCCACGATCCAGCTCTTGCCGGATCCCGTGGGCATCTCGATGATGGGGTTGCCGGTCGGGTTGTCCCGGAACCATTGATACAGCAGCTCGATGGCAAAGCTTTGATATTTTCTCAGCATCAGCGGTGCTCCTTGTGCAGGTCCTCGATCTGCCAATAGTCCGGGCAGCCCTCGTGTTGGAAGTCCACCGGTATCTCCTGGTTGCCGTGCATGTTGCAGAGCCAGCGGCTGTCCTCTGTCGGCACGGAGTGGGCGCAGGTGCGGCAGTTGCGCTCGGGCTCGGCGTCGCCGTGGCAGAAGGCGTGGCCCGCGCACATCTTGCACAGCCAGTGGGTCGGATCCTTCGACAGGGGCGGCGGCATGCGCTCAGAGAGGGCGATGCGCCTGCCCTTCTCGACCAAAGCCCGGGCCGCATCTTCATCGAGGCGCACGCGCTCGGCGTAAAGCCGGTCGTCGTCCTTACAGATCGCCACATAAAGCGCGCGGTCGATGCCAAGCCCGAGCATGTAGACCTGCATCTGGGCCCAGTGCTGGGGCTTCGACTCCTGCACGCCCTTCTTCTCCAGGGCGTTGAACGAGGCCTTGTTGTGGGTCTTGAACTCGGCGACGTGGCGCTTCTTCTCGGCACCGGGCACGCCGCAGCGGATCACACCGTCGGCGGAGCCGGAGACGTGGGCGCCGAACTTCACCCGCGCCTGGGTGGATTCAAACTCGATGCCGATGGCCTCCAGGTCGGCGATGATTGTGTCCTCCTCCATCTGACCGCGGCGGAAGAGGCGCAGCATTCTGCCCGGGAAACGCTCGGCGATGGCCCAACGGAAGTTGAGCCAAAGCCAGCGTTCACAGTGATGCCCGAGCTGAGACGCCCCCAGGTGCGGCCGTGGCCGCTCCTGCAGCAACTCGTGGTGCTTGTCCACGAGCGCTGCAATGGTGTGTTGCGGGGGCGGGATCTTCATGCCCGCTGGGCCCAGGGCGGAGCCGAGCCGGCAGGGGCTGCGGCCGGCTGAGGTGCCGGTGCAGAAGGCGCGGGGGCAGCGCCACCGGCCAGAGCCTTGAAGCCCTTGACGTCGTTGCTATCGCCGTACTGCTCCGACCGCTGGATCGAAACTTTGATGCTTAAACGACCCCCTACGAGCTGGTCGGTGTCTTGAACGACCCCAAGGCCAATGGAGCGCATGAGCTCGCCTAGCTGCTGGCGGCCAATCTCCTCGGCCTTGGGGTTCGGGTTGCTCACGTTGAGGTTCCCGTAGATCACGCGGCCGGCGTGGGTCGGGCCGGTGACGTCGTAGCGCACGGCAATGTACTGCCCCGTGCCTGCCTTTGTAGTGCGCAGCTCGGCGCCCTTGATCTCGACCTCATACCATCCCTCGGGGATGGGGTCATAGTTGCGGTCGGACTGGGGCAGCTCTGCTGCCGAAAAAGCCTGCGGTAGTTGTGCCATGGTTACAGCTCCTCGATGGAAAAGGACGGACGTCCAGGTTTGGTGGTGATGGCCCCAGACAGGGGCAGGGTGATGCTCGCGTCGGCCTTGCTCCAGGCCTTGGCGTTGAGCTCCGGCTTCCAGCGGAAGAGGGAGCCCAGGTGCTCGGTCACGCCGTGCTCGGCTGCGATCTCCTGGAGGAGGTCGGAGTCGATGCGGCGGTTCAGGCGCTCGGTCACGCGGATCTTGTGACGCGCCGTGGTTTGGGTGCCCGAGGCGTCGCCGTTGCCCGAGGCGTTGGCGAGGAGCTCGTGGAGCTGGTCCTCCAGCCCGCGGCGCCAGGCGACAGCCAGGGCCTCTTCTTCCTTCGCGCGCAGCCAGTCTGCGCACAGCTTGTCGATGTCGCTCATCGGTTGAACTCCTTCTCGGTTTCCTTGCGCACGATTACCATCATGCGTCCTATCTCAAACGCGGTTTTAGAAATACGGTACGCCGTGTCCCGCGGGGTCATGGACCAATCGCCGAGGTCGAACTTCTCGACCAGGGCCTGCATGGCCATGCCGGCGTAGTGGGCACGGAGCTCTTCATCGGTTGGGATCATTGTTCGATCTCCTCTAGCAGTGCCTCAGCCTCATCAGCCGCGAGGTCTCGGTCGGCGATCTCCCCACCCAGGGCGGCGTAGCCGGCCAAGTCGACCCAAGAGTCCTGATGGCCCAGGCGATTCATGAGCCGGCACATCTTGAGCCAGCACATCATGAGGGCCACGCGCCCCGGGCGCAGGTCGCTGATGTCTTCCGGGGCGCTCTCAAGAATGACGCTCCAGCCAGCTGCGATCCGGCTGAAATTTTCGTGCGCGTCGCCATAGTCTTTGGCGCGGTCGCCGTTGATGGCATTCGCGGCTAAGCTCAAAAGCACGCTTCTATGCATCACGCACCCCCCTGGATCTTGCGGATCACATGACCGAGGTCGGCCGGCTCCCAGGGATCGAGGCGGCCGGAGCGGTCCTTGGCGGTCCAGAGCCCATCGGACTGGCATTGCAGGGAGCGCACCGTGTTACCCTCGGCGTCCTTCTCCACGCGCAGCGGGAGCACCAGGTCGAAGAAATAAGGCAGCTGCTGGCCGAGCTTCGCGCCGGGCATGGAGGGCGAGTAAAGGATCCGGCCCATCTCGTCCTGGCTTTTCTCCAGCTTCGCTGTGAAGTAGACGTGGCGCCCGGGCAGATCCCGAAAGGCACGTATGATCCCGCCCATGACGTCCTGGAGCGCGCCGTAGGCCTGGCGGGGATCCTTGGCCGTGGCCTTCTCGTTCGCCAGGACGACCTCGGCGATCTCGCTGATCGAGTCCAAGGCGACGCTCTGGAACTGAGCGGCCTCCGAGGACTCGGTGAGCCATTGGTAGGCCTCGCGCAGGGTCTCGACGTTGTTGATGTCGATGTAGGGGATGCCCGAACCGGCGATCGAGAGCAGGCCGCCCTCGGCCGATAGGATTATCGGGTCTGGCAGGGTAGGAATGAGGGAAGTTTTCCCCCCGCCCGCTTGAGCATATACAAGCAGGCGCACCTGATTGGCGGCGACATCGCCGCTTGATTTCAATGTGATGGCCATCGCTGGCTCCTCTCGTTATGCCCCAGGTGGCACCGCGCCGGTCGGGGATGCTTGCAAGGCTAAGCCCGAATCGCTTAGGGTGTCAACCCTGTTCGTCTCACCGAGGAGAAAACACGTTGAAGACAGAAGAGGCAGTCCGCTGGTACGGCGGGGTGAAGCGCCTGGCCAGTGCCCTGGGGGTGTGGCCCCAGGTGATCTATAAGTGGGGCGACAGACCGCCTATGGCTCGCCAATACGAGATTCAGGTCAGGACCAAGGGGGAGCTGCGGGCGGATGACGACCCAAAATCTGATGCTTGAGGCGGCCCTGCGCTACGCCAGCTGGGGCTGGCCGGTGCTGCCGCTGCAGCCGAACAGCAAGATCCCGGCCACGGCGCACGGGGTGCATGACGCGACCACAGACCCGGAGCAGATCACGAAGTGGTGGTCCCGGGATCCGTCCATGAACATCGGCGTCGCCGCGGGCAAGGCCTCTGGGCTGCTCGTCTTCGACGTCGACCCGCGCAACGGCGGGGAGGCAGGGTGGGAGGACTGGGTTGCGGCCCAGGGTCCGCACCCGGACGGCTCGACGCAGCTGACCGCCGGCGGGGGCTACCATTTCCTGGGGCAGTACACGGACACGCTGCGGTCCTGCAAGCTGGCGACGGGGGTGGACCTCCTGAGCGATGGGCGCTACTTCGTGGTCAGCCCCTCGACCATCGACGGCCGCTCCTACGAGTGGGAGGGG